CACTTGATAAAGATTTGATTAATAAATGGAAATCTAAACTTTCGTATCGTCATTATTCAACATTTGAAATAAATAACATTGAAAGTGACGACGTTTTCCACATTCGTGTCTATGAAAAGGGACATAGGGTATTTCCCAAGTGTTTTCCTTCGTTTAGAATAGGGTATATTCAACCGGCGGTAAACTTCCCACCTCTAACTGCAAAGTTTCTTTATGAAAAATATACTTCTCACATTACAGGAAGCGGCCTACTTAATATTTACGATCCTTCTAGTGGGTGGGGTGGCCGTCTTCTTGGTTGCATGTCTATGTCTGATCGTGTTCCTATACATTATATCGGAACTGATCCAAACAGCGAAAACTGGTTTGGTGAGAGTTCGTCAAAATACCACAACCTAGCAAACTTTTACAACACAAAGACCTATAGGGGTAACTCTTTTTTTAGTGATACTCATACCTTTGAGATGTATCAGCACGGATCAGAGGAAATAGGTAAGCACATGAATCTAAAAGTTGATCTTGTTTTTACTTCTCCTCCATATTTTAACAGAGAAGCATACTCAAACGATCTAACCCAGTCGTATAAGAAGTTTTCTAGTTATGAAACTTGGAGAGATGGATTCTTACGACCGACATTAGAAACTTGTGTTAGGTGGTTGAAGAATGACCGTTACCTTCTTTGGAACATTGCTGATATTCAAGTGGCAGGAAAATATCTACCACTTGAAAAAGATTCAAGAGATATTCTTGAGAGTCTTGGAATGAAATATGTTGAAACAATGAAAATGGCAATGGAAGGTATGCCTGGACAAAATAGATTAGACGAAGACGGTAAACCAAAATGTAAAAACTTTTGCAAAGTTCAGGGTACATACTTGAAATATGAACCAGTTTTTGTATTCTATAAAGACTAATGGCGAAGAGAAAAACATTTGAAGAACCGACTCCTGCTCCCTCAGTAGACAAAAAGCAGTACGAGTCAGAAGTATATACTGCCTATAATACTTATAGGGGTATTAGTACATCCAAAGATCACAAGAAGTGGGTGATCGAGTATGTTTCTAAGGAAAAAAAAGATCCAAACATTTATTCTCGTGGTAAGACCAAAGAGTATAGTCCATATGGCATCTGGGCAAGAATGCTCAGTCGAAATATATCTATTCCCTCAACCGAAAGAAAAGTATTTGATGAGTTTCTTTCCAGACTAGAAGTTAAATACAACGACTATAAGAAGACAAAGCAAAAGTCAATTGAGGAACGAACTAAGAGGTTTGCCGATACTCTATGCAAGCATCTGGTAGATATCAATATTTTTGTCGATGAATGTTCTACTCTTATTCAAAGAAAGAAGAAGAAAGACATTGATGTAAAGAAGTCTTGTCAGCGATTTGAAATTACTCCTCCTTACTACTCCGAGGTTATTTACTTTATTCAAGAGAAATTGAATGAACTGTATATGGCAAGGGATAGAAAAGACGAACAATTGATAGAAGGATATTCTTATTTTACCAAGTCTCAACTTTTATCTTATATCGAAATACAGGAAGAACTGATCAGTTTTTACCAGTCTAAGATTGTTGAAAATAGACAGAACCGTAAACCTAGAAAGAAAAAGATTAAAACGGCACAGCAGATTGCAAACAAGGTAAAATATCAGGAAAAGTTCAATTCTATTGTTTCCTTGAAACCGGAACAAATTGTTGGGTGTTCTTCTGTATTGGTTCTAAACACCAAAACAAAGGCATTTATTATATATCGAGCAAAAGCAAATGAAACTTTGTCTTTTAAGGGAACAACTCTTCTAAATATTGATGAGGAGAAATCTGTAGGTAAAAAGATCAGAGGATTTGAAAAGTTCATGTCCAATAACAATCTTCAATCTATAAACTTTAAATACGGAGAAAATCTTTTCTCTTCACTTAATACCAAAGAGTTCGTTCCAAAGGCTAGAATTAATGAAAATTGCCTGTTTCTGAGCATACACAAATGAGCGAAATTGACAAACTAAAATTCGCAGGTGAGTATAGAAAATACGATCCATACGGCCGTCTAATACAATATAAAAAAGGCGATACTGTTACATTTAAAGGCATTAACTATACTGCAACAAGATCTATAATTGGAAATTCTCCTATTTCAAAAAATAGTGGATGGGAAAAACTAACGTCTACTTCTACATTTTATTGTCAATCCACAGAACCAGAGATATCTTTTGAAGGAGATCGGTGGTTCAATATAGATCTAGGAATTCTTTACACAAGAGTTTGTGATACTGATGGACTTCAGTGGGTTGCTACTTGACTTCTTAATTTATTAGTGATATACTATTTACATGATTTTGCTAGATAATAATCAGATCGTTCTTGCCAGTATTTTTGTTGGTCTAAAGAATAATCCAAATGTTTCCGAAGATCTAATTCGGCATCAAGTCTTAAATTCTTACCGCATGATTCGCCGCCTCTTCAAGGAAGAGTATGGTGAACTTGTTATATGTCAAGACTCTTCAAATTTTTGGAGAAAGAAGTTCTTTTCAAATTATAAGGCAAACCGATCAAAGAGTCATGCCAAATCTGATTATAATTGGGATGAGATTTATAGAATATTGAATATCGTCCGCGATGAAGTCCGAAACAATTTTCCATATAAGAATATGTTGGTAGAGAACTGCGAAGCAGATGATATCATTGCCATTCTTGTGAAGAACTACACTCACTTTGAAAAGATTGTCATTGTATCAAATGATAAGGATTTTCAACAACTACAAATTTATCCTGGCGTAAAGCAATATAGCACAATGCGTAAGGAATTTTTAGAATGTTATTATCCACGTTCGTTCCTTGCCGAACATATTATGCGTGGAGATTCGGGTGATGGAATTCCAAACATTCTTTCAGATGATGATGTTTTTATCAATGATGAAAAGCGACAGAATCGACTCACATCAAAGAAGATGGAAGATATGATACAGGTTGCTCCTAACTTCACAGAAGATAAACTTCTACGAAATTGGGAACGGAATAGCACACTTATCGATTTCATAAACATTCCGACAGAAATCGAGACTCGTATTTTGGATGAATATGCTAAACCTACCGTTGTATCAGATAGGTCAAAGGTTCTCCCCTATATGATCAATAACAAGTTAAAGAACCTTATTTCGGTTATTGAGGAGTTCTAATATGAAAAGAGATCGCGGCAGAGATAGAGATGAACGGCCACTTCGACGTAAGGATCGTGGTTCAATTGACAAGGAAAATACTTCCCGCAAGAGAAATATAAAAAAAGATTTGCAGGAGTATATTGACAGCATAAATGCTGGTGAGTATGATGACGAGTTAGATGATGAATTTGAGGATAAATAAATGACAACTACAACAAACAAGATTAATTTTTCTAAGGAAACTCTTTCTATTCTAAAGAACTTTGCAAGTCTGAACTCAAACATTCTTGTAAAGCCGGGTAATGTGCTTCGTACAATTACTCCATCAAAGAATGGTATGGCAGAAGTAAAGGTATTAGAGTCTTTTGATACTGAATTTGGTATTTGGGATTTGAACAAGTTCCTTGGTGTAATTAGTCTGTTCAACAATCCAAATTTTGAATTTCATGATAAGTATGTTATTATCTCTGGTGATGGATCGCAGAAGGTTAAGTATTACTACTCAGAGCCAAAGTTGCTGACCACACCAACCAAGAAGGTTAACATGCCAGACTCGGTGGTATCCGCAACTCTTTCTGGTGCTGACTTTGTTCAAATTCAGAAGGCATCAGCAGTAATGCAACTTCCTGACCTATCGTTTGTAAACAAGAATGGATTAATTATTGCAGCAGTTACCGATCTCAAGGATCCTACTTCAAACAATTATGAAGTTGAAGTTGGTGATTATAATGGAGATGCAAACTTTAAGTTTAATTTCCAAATTCAGAATATCAAGTTGCTTGTTGGTGATTATGAAATCAACTTTGCAAAGAACACAGTTGCCGAGTTCAGTAATGTTAATACTGATCTAGTTTATTGGTTTGCGATGGAATCTGGCTCAACTTATACTGAGTGATCATGCAGTATAAAGAAAATGAGTTTCTGTGGGTGGAGAAATATCGCCCACAGACAATTGAAGATTGTATTCTTTCCACCGAATTGAAGAAAACCTTCATGGATATGGTGAAGAGGGGAGAACCCCAGAATCTACTTCTGTCTGGTACGGCGGGTATTGGTAAAACTACCGTTGCCCAGGCACTTTGTAGAGATATTGGTGTAGATTCGATGGTTATCAACTGTTCAGAAAATGGTAACATCGACACCTTACGCACAGATATTCGGCAGTTTGCGAGTACCATCTCTCTATCGGATGCTAAGAAAACGGTTATCTTAGACGAGTTTGACTATTCAAATGCACAAAGCATTCAACCTGCTCTTCGTGGTGCAATCGAAGAGTTTTCTAACAATTGCAGATTTATTATCACCTGTAACTACAAGAGTCGAATCATTGAACCGATTCACTCTCGTTGTACCTGTATTGAGTTCAAGATTCCCCAAAATGAAAAGCCTGCTATGGCACTTAAGATGCTCGGCAGGATCAATCATATTTTGGAGAATGAGGAAGTAAAAGTCAAGGACTCTGCCGTTTTAGCACATCTAATTGCGAAGCATTTCCCAGACTTTAGACGGATTTTGAATGAACTTCAAAGATATTCAGTTTCCGGCATAATTGACGAGGGCATCCTTGTCAATCTTACAGAAGTTGATATGAAAGCACTTGTTACCTCTATGCGTAATAAGGACTTTGCAGGGGTACGGAAGTGGGTTGTAATGAACCTAGATAACTCCCAGACGGAGATCTTCAGGAAGGTATACGACAGCATGTATGACTTCCTAACCGCTCCTAGCATCCCTGAAGCGGTTCTGGTGCTTGCAGAGTACCAATACAAGTCTTCCTTCGTAGCAGATCAGGAAATCAATCTAGTAGCGTGTATGACCGAATTAATGATGCGTTGTGAGTTTAAGTGATGCCATCTCTAGGTGACTTTCTTAATTCTATTAATTACAACAAGAAGGATCTTGTCAGAGAAGATCCCCTTGCGGAGAAGGATTATCTGCCGTTTGTAACAAATCGTTGTCTATCCTACTTCCCAGACACCGTATTTTATGCAAATCAGATGAATATGATGCCGCATCTTGAGAAAAAGATGCAATATGACTATTTACGCAACAAACTTTCTCGTAGAAGTAGGTTC